CCACCTGACGGTGAGGGGGGCCAAGGCCAGGAACCCCAACGAGCTGGCGGTGGCCGGGCAGCGGCTGAACGTGTCCTGGTTCGGGTACGGGCAGGACATCCGGCAGCGGGCGTGGGACGAGGCTCTGGTGCTGGCCGGCAACTAGCTATGGCCGCACAGCCCAAGTATTCATTGAACCTACTGGAGGGGTAATGACTGCTGAAGAACTAATCGCCCGGCTAAGTGAACTTTCGCCTCAGACTGAGGTTCTCTTTGGCGACGGACGCCTATTGATTCTATCGTTCAATCAGATACTCCCGGTGGGACAGATCACCGGACCGGAAAGTTTTCCGGACGGGAGGGGGGATCGTGTGCACGGCGGTTGTTTTGTACCATTGGCCCGATGACCGCAAGGCCCCCAAGCCCGTGGTTCGGGAGGACAGGTGGGCGACGGCTACCCTTATTGTCAGGCCCTACCTGTACTGGAACCGGTGCAGAGAGGAAGGAGTTGAGATAAGATGGAAGATAAGAGAGACGGAATGACTGACGAGCATATCAAGTTCACAGAGGACATGGAGGAGGCCGGATTCGAAGTGCGGGACTACAATGGCCGTTTTTTCTACAAGGGGCCGGCGGTGGCCACAGACCGAAGCAATGGGCCGTCCCTTCAGGATGTCATGGGGGCCACCAGGGTGCCCCTTCAGTGGGACAACTTGGGGCTGGACTACATCATCTACCCCAAGTAAACCGGGGCTGGCAGTGAGCTAAGCCCCCGAGCAGACTAATGTAATTTAATGAGGGCCCGCGAAAGCGGGCTCTTTTTTGTTTTTTGGTCGACTTTTTGTGTCCAATTGGGGCATTGAGGGTTTACATTTGTAGATGGGGCTTGATAAGCTATATCTATAAAGCATTGGTTGAGGTGCCTCCCCTATTGATGGCTCCATGACCGTTAAGCCAGGACAACAATTTCATCTGACGTAACCTGTACGAGGTGAGGAACATGGGAGACAAGGAGCTTACTCTAGCACTCTTGGACGAGAAGTTCGATGTGCTTCTGGGCCACGTGACCACCATGGCCAAGCGCGTCTACTCCAAGGAGGACGAGGACGACAAGGAGGACGAGGACGGCCATAAGGAGGACAAGACCCGGAAGCTGCTACGGAGCCGCCGGGGGGTTCGGAAGGCCGACGAGTACATGGACGACGGCATGGGCGGATTCGAGGAGGAAGAGTACCCTGACATGATGGATGAGGACAAGGCCCATCGTGGCCGGTATGCCCGGTATGCCCGTCATGCCCGGTACGCCCGGCGGATGGGCAAGGACGAGGGCATGGACGGCATGCCCATGGACGACGACGTGCCGATGGACGACGACATGATGTCCTACGACGAGGAAGACGACGACTTCATGATGGCCATGAAGCTCCTCCGGGCCGTCAGGGGGACGAAGAAGGGGTACGCCGCAGCCGCTAAGGTGAAGGCGGATGAGGAGGACAGCCCGTTCGGGGACAAGGACAGCACAGTTTCCGGGAACGAGACCCAGCCGGCCGGCGACCAGGGCGGCGATCGGGAGGAGGAGACATTCGGGCCTGGCGGGATGGCCTACAGGGCCATGCTGAAGGGCTTCAACGTTTCCCCGGAGCAGGCGGATGCCATTGTCAAGGCCAGGGGCGGCGATCACGACCCGGGCCAGGAGATTGCCAAGGCGCTGATCCCTGAGGGGTCTCAGGATCCCCGGGCCGGCAAGGAAGGCGTTGGAGTCCTGACCAGGGAGATGCAGGAGGCGGTGAAGGTCCGCTCCTTCAGGGACATCAACCGGCTTAGGATGGATATCGGGGACCTGCCCCGAACCCTGATGTAAGCCAAGGCCAAGGCCAAGGCCAAGGGACTGAGCGGTTCATCAAAAAGCGAGACTGAGGTGAGACGGATATGGCAATGGATCTTAAGGTTCAGCCTAACGACAGCCTGTACAACAACGGGCCGGTGATGGGCAACATCAACAAGGCGCTCGGCTTCCAGCCGGCCACTCTGGCGGACTGGCTGTCGACCACGCCGGGCTCGCAGCGGACCGCCCAGTATGGCTACTTCGGCCCCGGCGCGCTGTTGCGGAAGGACATTACAACCGCCGGCGACTCCACCATCGGGACCGACTTCTTCACGAACACCTTCGGGGCCAAGGTGTGGGACTCGCTGAACTCCCAGACCCGGGCGTTCAACTTGTTCCGGAAGGTGGCCTGGGGACCGACCACCGGTTGGAGGATCAGGTCCGGTCGGAACCTGTCGACCCAGGGCGTGACCGAGACGGGTGCCCTGCCCACCATCGACACCCCCGACCTCCAGACGGTCCAGATACAGCCGGGATTCGTGGTAACCTCCCTGGGCGTGTCCGCCCTGTCGCAGTTCCTGGCCACCCTGGAGGGCGGCTTGGGAGACGCGCTGGCGGTGGCCCAGGAGACGGCCGAGGTCGACCACCTAAAGAAGCTCAACCAGATGCTGCTGGCCCCCAGCGCGCTGCGGCTGGCTGTGGACACCAGCGCCACCGTTGGTACATTGGTGACCGAGGGCGGTTCTGGCGGGTACGTGTCGATCAACGACACGTTTGGCCACACTACGGATGAGGCTGCGGCCAACTTCATTACCATTACCGGCGGTACCGGCGGCGCGGGCGAGCCGATCACCGACGACGTTGTTACCTACACCTTGGCGGCCGGCACGAGCCCGGCCGTAGATTCGATTTGGTTTGCCCTGAGCCGAGGCGGCCTGACCAGCCTCCTGGACGCCATCAGCGAGGACGGTCGGACGATTAACGGCGTGGCCGTTACCAACGGACCGGTGTACGGCAGCCTGGCCTTCGGGGCCAGGACGGCCGCCGGGTTCAACGCGGCCGGGTTTATCAACGGCAACAGCGGCACCCTGCGGCACCTGACCACTGGGCAGATCGACCGGGTGGTCCAGGAGATCAGGATCAACGGCTTCCAGCCCGACCTGTTCCTGACGGGAGTAGAGCAGGAGGTCCGGCTGGGCACCATCCTGCAGGCCAACCAGCACTTCATCGGCGAGTCCCGGTTCCAGGTAAAGATGGGCGGCGAGGCCACTCTGCCCGGATACGAGACTGGCTTCGAGGTGGCGACCTACAAGAAGATCGCCCTCTTCACCGACACCGACATGGCCCCGGTCTGGCAGCTGGCCGCCGACGGCGACGCCAAGCGGGGAACGGACTTCTGCGTCCTGGACACCAGGTTCCTGGAGCTTCCGGTGCTGTTCACGACCCAGTACATCGAGTCCAGGGACTACATCCACAACAACATGCTCGGGATCAAGGCGATCTTCCTGACCGCCATGAACCTGAGGGTGCTGAACTTCCGGGCCCAGGGCCTGATCACGGACCTCAGCGACGGAACCAACTTGACCTAACCTAGCGGTTAGGCGAAAATGCGGGGGAGCCGCGCTCCCCCTCACCGCCCCAAGGGGCGGCGCATTATGGCAAGGCCGGGCACCAAATAACGCTACCCAGCGGGTGCCCGGGGCGCGAGGGGTAGGGGGCTGAGAGGCCTCCGGAGCGTAGGTGAAAAATGGCAGCAGTAGCACGAGACCGGTACGTATCCGCCAACACGGTTAGCGACGAGCACGGGAAGGGCGCCGAGGTCCTGCGGCAGGCTGTGGCCTCCCACTGGGAGCCCTCCAGCGCGGCCTCCGGCGTAACCAGCAACCACCACGTCCTCTACTGTGAGGTCGACATGATCATCCGTTATTTGCGGATCATGTCGGTGGACCTGCCGGACGCCAACGCCGACCTCACCATCAACCGAAACCGAGCCGGGACCCTGACGGCCTTGGCCGCCGCGGTGGCGGTCGACGGTCTCACCACCGAGATCTTTACGGAGGTCACCCTGACCCTGGTAATCGACGGCCTGCGGAAGGACGACAGCGTGTACGGGGTGATGGTCCGGGACACCGGCTCGACGGAGAGCGCGGACTGGGGGATATACCTCGGGTGGATGCCGGACACCCTCCGGCTGGACAGCGACTTCAGGTCGTACTAAAAGCGAAGGAGGCCGTAGATGGCCAGGAAGACCGAGGCTCTTGAGGAGATCCCTGATGCGCCTGCGGCGCAGGACGGGGGGGCTCTAGACGACGGGATTGTAGACGAGGGATTGGATCCGGAAGTTCCGGTGGAATTCGTGTCGGTCAATTCGGAGACGGTGATCCGCCTCAAGCCCCACCCGGAGCGGGCCGGGAAGATGGTGTTGACCGGACGAACGCCGGTCACCTACCGGGGGGTGATTGAGTTCGACCCTCCCCGGAAGAGGCTGAAGAAGGATCCGGAGGGCAGCGGCGAGATGGACCGGATCGAGTTCTTCTTCAACGACCCGGAGATCTTCTACTGGCTGTTCTCCCGGGCCAGCCGGGAGATGCCGGACCGGGCGCACCCGGACATCAGGCGGGGCGAGGCGGTGATCCTGGCCGAGGGTTCGCGGGTGATCTGGGAGGACCGCAACCCGGACGAGAGGGAGTAACATAAACCTAAGGAGGCTGGGACCTCAGGTCAGGCCGGGGTAATGAACAAAAAGACGGCCCCGGGTGAGGCTCCGGCCCCCGGGGCCGGTGTTTTTGGTAAAGTATCTCGGGTGGGACGGCGTAGAGGAAACTCCGCTGAATCTGAGGTTCATCATGGACGGGCAGGTGTTCAACGGAATGGTTCCGGTGAGCAATCCGCCCCCGGGCTGTTACAAGGTGTGTAACATTTTCGTGACCCCGAATGGGGACCTGGTTGTTCAGTATGGTGATGGGCCGGGGCAGCCGGTGGAAATTCAGACTATGGTGATAGAGCCAAAGAAGAAGCGCGATGTCGGGAAAGCGAAGGGGTGGGTTCACCAGACCGAGAAGATGACGAAACTGAGTAATAACGTGTTGAAGGCGGGTCCCCTGGCCACTCCACAGCGGCGGGGGCTCCTGTGGAACGGGCAGAGTCACCGGTGGGTTAAGCCGCCCA